GAAATTACTTTATATAAATAATGTAGGTCACGATAGTGCAAATATCCACCTACTTTAGAACTATACATTTACAACGGGAGTTCCAACATGAATATTTATAACTACAATAATCTATTTCTTGATAACAAATATACTAAATGGTATTATCAAATTATTATTAAAGCACAATCTGAAAATAGAGTCAAGTTGAAAAGAACCGATTCTGATTATATTTATTATGAAAAACATCATATATTACCAAAATGTAAATCTATGTTTCCAGAATATTCAAATCTTAAAGAACATCCCTGGAATAGTGTATTGTTGACACCTAGGGAACATTATATCTGTCATATGTTATTAATTAATATGACAACATCTAAAGCAAAATCATCTATGGCTACATCTTTTAAATTTTTTAAATTAAAACAATATAGTTATTATAAAAATATCAAAAAATATATTAAAGATACGGAAGAAACAAGAATAAAAAAATCACTAGCAAATTCGGGTGAAAACAATGGTATGTATGGAAAAACGCATAATATTAAAACTAAAACATTAATAGGAAATGAAAATAGACATAGAATAAAATATACCAATGGTGAAATTTGTTTATCACTAAGACAAGAAGATGAAATTCCTAATGGGTTTTATAAGGGAATATTGGCTGATTTTTCTGGTGAAAACAATGGTATGTATGGAAAAACTGGCGAAAATAATCCTAATATAGGAAAGAAAAAATGGAATAATGGTGTTATAACCACAATGTCAAAAGAATGTCCAGGTGAGGACTGGGTTAAAGGAGAATTAAAAACAACAAAACAAAAAATTAGTGAATCTATTAAAAATAGAGGAGGGCATACAGGAAGTAATAATCCAATGTATAATAAACTACACTCATTAGAATCAAAGACAAAAAATAGTGAATCAAATAAAGGTTATATGTGGTTTAATAATGGGGAAATAAATATAAGATCAAAAACTGAACGAAGTGAAGGCTGGGTTAGAGGTGTAATTAGAAAGAAATTAAAAGATCAGACTCATTTACTGCCTTATAATTAGGTCCTTTTAGGATTTTACCGTCTTCTCTTAAAACCGGTTTGCCTTGTTCATCTAATTTTGACATATTTGATTGATGAACTAAATCAAATGATTTATCACCATCAACACCAAGGGTAATTAACCATCCTTCGATCACATATTTAAGATCATTTAATTCTTTCACTAAATTAGCCTTATCTCTATTAGCATATGCTAATTTAACTTCTTTGTATTCTTCATCAAGAATACGTTCTCGTAAAGCATTTAATTCAGCATAATCATCAAATGTTTCATTTAAATTACCTATATGGACGCCGAATGATTTATGAAATTCCATAACCTTTTCAAAACTTGTAATACTCATTTATTCTCCTTATATTATAATTTTTATTCCATAGATCATCTCCCAACTCATTATTATCAATTTCTATTTTTGAAACTGTAGTATCTAACATTATACTTCCTTCTTTTTGTGTATTTCTTTTAATTGTGTGTAAATCTGTTCTTCAATCATATTCGTAAAATTTACAGCAGATTGAATCGAATATTGTCGTAAAATACAATCTAACCAATTTGGATCTTTAATATACTTATAATCACCAATAATAGAGAAACTACATAATTTAGGTTCAATATGTATAGTATATAAATATACATTAGTATCAGAATATCCTGTTGAATAATTGACTTTCGGATATATATTTAATATATTTGGTTTATCCCAATCACCAGTATTAACACACTGCCGAATAACATTATTTAAATATTTGATGCGATCATCTTTTACAGAGATTTCATTTCTTAATTCTTTGATATGATTTTCTTTTTTGGTGATTTCATTACTAAGAAGGTTATTAGTCTGAACAACCGCATCATATTCTTTTCTTCGATAGAATCCTAATCTATGTAACAAACTCATTTTAAATAAAACACCTTTTGTTTCTAGTTTCTTGAAATCTAATTTTTAAGATTTGAAGAAATGCACCAAACCTAGTTTGGAAAGTTCCTCTACGTTCCCACCCTGGTTCTAATATATTCTTTTCATCAAGACACCAAAATCCATGTGATTTGTATATTTGGAATCTTGCTAATTCCTTATCAGTAAATTCAAATAATTTCTTCATGGTAAATAATGCTCTGATATAATATAATGTGGTGAATCGTCAATCCAAATATCCACAGGCCAATTCATTTGGTCTGTTACATGCTTCTTTTGCAAATATTCTGTGTAGATAACAGGAATAATAAGTTCTAATTGGTCTAACATCTCATCTCTCATATTAGATTTTCTAAAAGTCACAATCCTAATATCATGTCCTCTATCTAAGCAATTCGAAATAAAACCATTCCACAGAAATGGATCTTTTGTATATGTATCATCAAAATCAAGTGCAATGTTCATTTTTAAACTTTCTCAAAGCCTTTTCTCTGTGATATCGGTTAGCCTTGTTAAAGAACAAAATGCCATTTAAATGATCAATTTCATGTTGAATTATTAAAAATTATAAATAAAAGTGTAGTTCACGAAGCAGCAACTTCTAACTACTCTAATATCTATTAAGGAGACATCAGCTATGAATATTTATAACCATAATGATTTGTTTGTTCAGAACAAATATACCAGATGGTATTATAATATCATTATTAAAGCACAAAATTCAAATCGTGTCAAGTTAAAAAGAACTGATCCTAATTATATCTACTATGAAAACCACCATGTTCTTCCGAAATCTATATTCCTAGAATATGAAAATTTAAGAAGAAATAAATGGAATGGCGTATTGCTTACCGCTAGGGAACACTATATATGTCATGTTTTATTAGTTAAAATGGTTGATAACAGAAATAAATTCAAAATGATAAATGCTTTTATTAGATTATCCAATGGTTACTTAAAACACCAACAAAGATATACATCTAAATTATATGAATATTTTAAACAAATATTTGGTGAAGAACAAAGTAAAAGAATGTCTGGAAAATCAAACCCTAATTATAATAAAAAACGCTCTGAAGAAGCCATTAGAAAGCTAAAAGAATCATTACAACAAACTTATAATTCACCTGGATATAAGCACCCCCGAATCGGAATAGCTTTTTCTGTAAATAGAAAACAGAAAATTAAGGATAATCATCATAATTGCAGTGGAAGCAATAATTCTAATTATGGTAAACAATGGTCTAGTGAATGGAAGGAAAGACAAAGTAAAATTATGAAAGGAAAATTAATAGGTGAAAAGAATGGTATGTATAATAAAACACATTCAAAGGAAATTAAAGAATTTTTAAGTCAACACGGAAGAGAAAAGTGGGATAAAGGTTCAAGAGAAAAAATGAAACGAACTTTAAGTAAAGGCATATATCATACCCCTTGGGGTAATTTTATTAGTATTTCAGATGCGATTAAAAATATAAATTCTAGTTACAAAGATGCAGCAACAGTAAGAAATAATTGCATTAAAGGAGTAAAAGGATTCTCATTTACTCCTAATTTTTCTTCTAGCTAGATCCAATTTGGCTCTCGAAACATTCCATCCTAATGATTTTCCATTTAACTTATCAAGCATTTGTTGAAATGTATGTGAAGTTACACCAGTAAAGGTTCTTGTATAGGTTACACCATCCGGTCCTTGATAACGAACTCTAACAGATTCCGGGCGTTTGATCTTAACAATCATACCGGGATAAGAAAGACATCCTTCATCCAAAACAGATGTTTTTTCTGAAGAATGAACAATTTTCGGATTAAACATAACTATGACAGGATCAGTTCGTAAAGCAATAACAGAATAATCAATACCACATTGATTCGCGGCTAAACCAATCCCGTTATGTTCAATCATACATTTCATTAATGATTCAGCAAACTCCTTAGCGTCAAAAGGCGGTTTAGAGAAATCAAATTCTTGTGTTGAAGATTTTAAATAGGTATTATCCAACTTCACCATGTATTGTAATCCGTAAGGTCTAAAACCTTTTTAGAAATTGAGTCTTCAATCATCACCGCCGTCCCTAATGATGTAGGCGTTACGACATATGAATATCGACCTCCAATGGCGGTATGATCTGCAATCTTCTCACATTCCGCAATATAGTCATCATACTGCTTCTGAATATCTTCTGTGAGAACAAATCTAAAATTGAACACTCCGTCCTTATAATCCATCAATATACTCCATTTTTGAAAAGTTTTTAACCTTTGTGAATTCAATCACAGAATCGAATTTTTCGACTACCTGTTCTGGTTTATGTGATATTACAAATACATTGGTTTCTTCATCTAATGTCCCCAAGATTTTAAAGAAATCATCAATACCGTCATCATCAAGGGATGAATCTAATACTTCATCCATGATGAGAAGATTTGAAGAAACCGAATTTCTAAGTCTAGCAATGTCCCTCCATGTAAATAATATGGCCAGATTGATTCTGAATTTCTCTCCTTCTGAGAAGGAATTATAAGAAAATGTATCCCTATAACGGGATTTAATTGTTTCTTCAAATGTCTCTGATAATTCAAAAGACACCATAAAATTCATAGCGTCAAGGTATTTATTAATCAATTCGTTGATTAACGGTATATATTCAGCAATGATCTGAGCTTTAACACCCGTATCTTTAAGAAGATTTTGTGAAATCAAATAAACCTTCTTTTGAATTTCTAAATCATCGATTTTCTTACGTTTTTGATTTAATTCCACTTTCTTGTTAATTATATTAAACTCTTGTGAAGTTGTCAAGAGTTTTCTATCAAGTTCACCCGATTCTTTATCAAAATCCTGTATCTTGGATTTGATAAAGAATTGCTCATTTTTTAACGCCTGCATCTTATTATTCTGTTCATTTCGTTTTAGATTAGAAGCCTTGATTTTTTTTAGTTCATTTTGTCCTTCTAGGAGCTTAGTTGTTAATTGTTCCATAGCAGACTGAAGCTTTTCATTCTTTTCTGTTAGTTCTGCTAGAATAGATGCCTTATGGTTATCGTCTATAGTCTGCCTGCACACAGAACATGAGTGATTTAGCTCAAAGAACTTTGATTCTTTGCCAATGTCAGTGATCTTATATTTCGTCTTTGATATTAAATCTTCAATCTGCCTGATACGTTTAACAATCGAATCCTCTGGACACAAGGGCTCTAATACATCGGTTAGTAATCTTATGTCTTCGTTCAATCTATCTAGTTTATCTGATTCGACCTTTCGTAAAGACTTAATCTCATCAAGCCTCTTTTGAAAAAACTCATTATTATACTGTATAAGTCTTTCAATCTGTTCTATCTCTGCATTTAAAATCTTTAGTTCTGTTGATGCGTCTGCTAGTTCTTGTTTATTTCCATTAACCCGATCTTTAAGCAGCACATTCATTGTCGAAAATATCTGTAGGTCTAACAGATTTTCAATGATTGCTCTGCGTTGATCTGGTTTTAATTCCATAAACGGTATATATGATGCCGATCCTAGAATGTATATGTTACAGAATGACCTATGGTTGATTCGAAGTATAGTCTCTTCGAGATACTCTTGACTTGAGTGACTTGTGTCTAATAGATCACCGTTCTTATATATTTCAAATATAGTCGGCTTAATGCCTCTTCTGACAAGATAATCGGCACCATAATTAGAAAACTCAATCTCAACCAAAAGGTTCTTATTGGTTATTGTATTGATGAGTTGCGGTTTATTAATCTTCCGAAATGGCTTATTATAAAGAACAAAAGATAATGCCTCGATGATGGTAGATTTACCGTTCCCGTTACGTCCGTATATTAAAGTAGATGGCGATCTGTTGAGGTCTATTTCAATAAAATCATTACCGGTTGCTAATAAATTCTTATAACGAATACATTTAAACTTTAACATTCATTGCTTCCAAATAAACCTCTTTAAGAGTTTCAAACACTGACTCAGGATATTGACAATCAGACGAATCAATCACTTGTTTAATAATCGTCAGATTATCCTTAACATCAAAGGTTTGATTTTCCTCAACTGTAACTTGAAGATTTATATCCTTCACAATAATTGAAGCCGGTCCTTGGTCTTCAAGGATGGTTTTAAATGCCTCAAAATCCTGTTCTGAATCTTTAGACTTCACAAAGATTTGAACATATTTGTCTTTGACATCTAGTATCTTATCGGATGGATATTCAACAATCTCATACATTCTATATGGATTTTGAACAAATGTCAAGGACAAATCATTAGTATCAAATATATGAAATCCCTTAATATCAGGTTCATCCGCCCAAGTATGTTGAGACATGGTTCCTAGATAATGAATAGTCTTATCCGATGATTTTGTGTGATAGTGACCCGAAAGAGTCACATGGAATTTATTGAAGATTTCGGCTGACATGCCGCCTTTATTTTCAATACCCCTATACATCTGAAACCCAGCTAATTCCAAATGACCCATTAGAACATGAGCTTTTGATTTCTCTATCATGTCGATAGAGTTCTGATAGTTCTCTTTATTGATCCATGGCATCATAAGGATTTTACATTTATTCAATGTTATTTCTTCTGCTTCTTCATAAATTTTAAAACCTTTATAAAGGGACACAACTTCTTTCTGAAAATTGTTCTTGTTTGAATTGGTCCAGTAGCAGTCATGATTCCCGACGATAAAATGGGAATCAATCTTCAAATCTCGTAACTTATCAAGAAAATCTGATCTAATTGCCGATAGGGTGAGAGCGCCTATCTTCCGGCGATCATGAACCAAATCACCCAGATGAACCATAGTCTTAATAGAATTATCCTGACAATACGGGAAAAATATGTCATCTAAAAATCGTTTAAAATTCTGATGAAATAACTGACTGTCTTTCTTAACGCCCCAATGGGTGTCTGTTAGTAGAGCGATTTTCATATTTTCCCTTTTTATAGGCTTCCACTGACTTCTGAATATCTTTTATAATAGACTCAAGGAGTCCTTGATATTGATCCCTAATGTAATGGTGATTATTAGTATCGTTCATTAAGTCTATATATCGTTGTATGTTATCAGGTAACTGGTTCACTACTATCCTCCTTATTCTTCTTTTTTAATTTCTTAGTTTCAAAATCATCAATAATATGGTAATGGGTAGATGGATCGAGATTATCTACATTCATCCTTGAAACTTCAAATTCATGGGAATAAACATTCTCAAAGTTCTTATGCTTGACATACTGTTCCTGTTTCTCTTTGGTAATACGATTAATAAACGCATACCAAGACACCTGAGTTAGGAATGCAAATGGGTTTTGTGTCCTATTCCGGTCAAATTTATGGATTGCAATAAGACATGCTTCTACAGCATCCCCAATCATCAGATCCTTATATGAATAATTAATAAAGTTTGGGCGATCTCCAAGCCTAGTGCAAAGCATTAAAATTACCTTACCTATTACATTGGGAATACTAGGGTCTTCCTTACCTGCTGCTCTTGCGGCAAGCACTTCATCTTGCCATTTGATAATATGTTCATAAAACTGAGCATTATCTATGAAATTTACCTTCTTTTTCTTCATTTTTACTCCAAAATTACTTCAACAAAAAATAATATAACAAAATAACAAAAAAGTCAAATATTTTTGTTGACAAGCCCTATTTTTTCGATTATATTACATAAATAATAATGTATATAGGGTCCATGATGACCCGTCTATCGAGGGACAATGAAAGACTTGGCCCGGAATTTTAGATTTATATACACAAGCACCTTCGTAAAAGGTCTGGGACTCTGTCCTAGATCACGATACTAGAGTAACTGCTACTAGTGGTTCAGTGGAATGTAGAGTTAATTGCTACCATTGAATGCCGTTGGAGAACAGTGGGTAAAAGGAGATCGGCCAACCGCCCTTACCTGTCTATTTATTTAGACAGGTTCCACTATTAACTTTATGACTAAAAATCATAATTTGCCTTGTGCAGGCGAATTATGACCATAATTTGAAACTAGTTGAAACTAGTTAGACATGATTAAAAATAAAAGTAAGATAAAAAAGTTATCTAGGACGCCTGAAAGGCGGACTAGAATTCGAACGAAGTTCGAATTTAATAAAGTAACTTATAAGAGATCTAAAGAAGACCTAAAGAAGACCTAAAGATCTAAAGAAGACCTAAAGACCTAAAGATCTAAAGAAGACCTAAAGATCTAAAGAAGACCTAAAGAAGACCTAAAGATCTAAAGAAGACCTAAAGAAACTAGAAAGATGAAAGATGAAATTGCGACTTGAATTTGAAATAATAAGATTCGAACTTCGTTCGAATTGTCCTAACCTTCGGTTAGTCCAAAATATTAATTTATTGAAGTAGAATGAACTGGTGACATTAAAAGTGATACTTTAAGAAAGTCATTATCCTTTATGATGTTACTTATTTCTTTTTGCATCTTCAAAGTCTTAGTTTGATGACTTATTGAAGTCATAGTATTATTAAGTATATCTGTATATATTCTTATATGTTCTTGATATGATTCCATTAGTATCTGTGAATCTACTTCATAAGGATGAATCATTACCTTAGAATCAGATATCTGGATATAGTAATCTACTATGAATTTAGACACTGGCTTCAAGATGAATGATTTCATTTCTTCTGTTTCTATTTCTTTGATGTAAAATGGGGATTTAATGGTGTATCTATCACCATTATGTGATACCACTTCTCCTAGTATTTCAGTTCCGTCTACTAGTTTTACAATTGAGATCATTTCATTTCCTTATAATATACCTTGTAGTCGAACTTTTCCTTGATATAGATTTGAAGTCTTTCAAGGAAGTGTCTGTAGGTATGATTAACCCGTTTACCCAATGAGAAGTCATCTGCTATATCATATAGCACAGCTTCCTTATTATTAAACTGTCTTAATGTTCTGCCGATTGACTGAAGAACGGTAATCCTGCTTTTCGTCGGAGTTGTGAATATCATGTTTCGTAGTGACACGATATTAATACCTGTTGAAGTTGTCCCCGTTGACGCTAGAATTACCGCATTTGATTCCTTTTCAACCGCATGTCTGATATACTCCCTTTCAGAGGATGTAACCGAACCGTCAATATAAAAGAATTTCCTACCAGTTCCTTCTAATGCTTTTTGAATCATCGGTTTCAAAATTGCACCATGATTATCTACGAATTTAAAGAATACAATGGTATTCCCCTCTTTAATAGAGGCTACGAGGTCAACTATTATCCGGTTCCGTTGTTCATTAAACACAATCAAATCGATTTCTGATTTATAATCAATCTTACTACGATGGAACCATTTTTTAAATTTTTCGGGGTATTTCAAAACAATGGTTTTAATTTTGAACTTAGCCACATGACCTTCTTGCATCAATTTATGAGTTGTCGTTACCATTACAATCGGGCCGAAAAGACCTTCAAGTGTTAATTCATTAACATTAGAACCATCTAGGGTTCCTGAAAACCCGAATCTGTAGTGTGCATTAACAAGATTGTTCATAATGGTATTCAGTGATACAGCGGCGAATCTATGAACTTCGTCACCAATGATCAACTGGAACTTTTCAAACCATTTCTCTGGTAATTTATAGATTGATTGCCATGTTGATATAATGAGTTCTTTATCAGATTCTTTATCTGAACCAGCAGTAATCATGTGTATGTTTGATTCAGAATCGAAACCGTAAGATTTAAAATCCGAGAACATTTGATTAACAAGACCGATTGTCGGAACGACAAGAATTGATTTAGAAATATCACCTTTATCCCTAAACCATCTCCAAACCACATATATGATGAATGATTTGCCAGATGCCGTAGGTGATATATAAATTCCCCTACCAGAGTTAATAGCAGCAAATATAGCTTCTAACTGATAATCTCTTGGAACGAGGTGCTCTGGTAGATTTAATGTTTCAATGAATTTGTTGATTTCATCCATTGAAACAGGCTCGGTTTTAAAAGCATTCTTGACTTCATATTCATAATTCTGACTTTTTAAAAATGTACTTAGATTCTGGATTAGTCCTGCTGGCATAGTTCTGTTTTGGGTATTGAACATTCGTATTTTACCATCCCAAATTCTCGCTTTAAACTTAGGATGGTGTTTATAATTTTCAGCAAAGAACGTATAATTATCTCTGATATCTAAGGCTATTGATTTGTCTGATAAAACCTTTATCTTAGACGCATTCAATTGTTCAATTAATATTGACATCATCCTCCATTTGTGTATTTTATAAAGTCAAGTGCCGTCTTTATGTTATAACCTCTATTATTTAACTGCTTCATGATAGCGTCTAGAAAGTCGACTTTTTCTCTCTGGAGAAATATTTTTAAATTGAGTTGAATAACGTCTTTATCCGCTTCGATATACATATTTGAATCTGATTTCATAATACGACCTTTAGCCGGAAACTCCCAGCCTTTAGCTTTAGAATCAGGCGATGGACCATCCACAAAGAATTCATATTTTTCGAGTTTTAAAATCTTCATCTCAGCTTCTAATTTACGAAGCATCATGTTTTCTTGGGAATAAAGACGGTGATATTTGAGTTGTAATTTCGGGATTTTAAGAGATTCAGTTGCAAGGTCAGTCGGTTCAATTTCTACATCTTCAGCATACAGAGCCTGAATTTCTTCTAATTTCATATTAATTCCTTTCGAAGTCAAAATAATCATAAGCAAATGACGCAGAACCAGTTATAGGCATAGGTTCTGCGACTTTTGATGAAAAACGCCATCCGGTTAAATGTATCGGAAACGCATTATAGAATATAACATTCTGCGTAGAATTATAAGAGGAATCTAGGATCGAAATAACAATATCCGATATCAAAGTCCTATCTTCAATCATTTGTTTTCTGCCATCATTATTCCTTATCAAAGATGTGTCCATAATCCAGTTAAATAATTCCATGTAACCGCCGAGTGATTCTTGTAGGTTAAATTCAATATTTAACGCGGTAAAGTCAATTTGATCGCCCGGATGGTTTATTGACGTTATTGGTGTTGGCTGGTGCGCAGGAGATAACGCTACATCTGGTATCGTAAAATCTGTCAACATAAATTCCAAGTTAGGTGCACGGGGCATGATTAATTTAAATCGATTAGCATATAGAAAATTAGTGTCCATATATGTCTCCTTTTACTTATTTATTTGAATCCTTTGTGTATAGCTTGTAGGTCCGCGTTCGAACGGGTTTGATGGCATTGTCGAGACGTCCATTCAAACCGAAGATCGGAACAGACATGACCACGGATGAGAAGATGCGTTCCCCCGCACGCACGGGGATGAACCGGTGATGGGATACTCCCGCCAGCAGTTCTACGAGATCCAGCGCAACTTCCAGATCTATGGGGTCGACGGGCTGATTGACCGTCTTAACACATCCTTTGAATAAATCCGATCAGTGATAATTATAGAAATATTTTGAAATTCACTTGACATTCTATAAAATTTCTATATATTGGTATTGTGAATAGAGCTTAACTATGGGAGTAAATAAAATGGCTAACAAAGGACGTTCCGTGAAGGTCGGTGCGGTTACCTACCCTTCTTTCAAGAAATATCTTTCAGCCGCTGTTAAGATGGCGGAAAAGAAGGGTGAAAAGGCTCCCTCGTATATGACGCTTTACATGAGGGTGCGTCAGGGAAAGACGCCTGCTTCGGCGATGGCGACAAAGGTTCGGACTTACCATCGTAAGTCTGAAACGGAACTTCAGGAAGAGGTTTCGTGAGATATTATACGGGAGTTGGGAGTCGAAATACTCCCGACTCTATATGTTGTTTAATAAGTAAGCTCGCTCTATTTATGGAAAATAAAGGGTTTATCCTCCGTTCTGGCTGCGCTGCTGGAGCAGATACAGCCTTTTACAAAGGTTTAAAAGATAAATCGAAATGTGAGATTTATCTGCCTTGGAAGGGGTTTAACGGTTCTGATAGTTTATTTATTGATCCTTCTGTTAGGGCTTTGAAGATAGCTGAAAGAACACTTGACAATTCACATTGGAATACGTTAACTTCAGCAGGAAGAAAACTTCATGCACGGAACGTGCATCAGGTTCTTGGTCCTAATTGTGATTCCCCGTCTGAACTATTGGTATGTTGGACGAAAGACGGGCGAGATATTGGTGGAACAGCCACTGCCATAAAAGTGGCTAGGAACCATAACATAAGAGTATATAATTTAGGCAAGGAAGCCACGAGGGCTTATTTTGAAAATTTAATAAACTTACCATGGGAGTAAAATAAATGGTTCGTAAGGAAATTCCAAATCATAAGGTTGTTCGAAAGACAACCTCAATCGGTAATTCGTCTTTATCGAGACCTAAGAATAAGAGTAAGAAATTGGCTTGGAAGCCATATAAGGGGCAAGGAAAACCTTGACAATCCTCTAATCTCTTATAAAGACGAATAATAGAGAGGGAGACAAATGGCTCGACGATCAATCGTTAAAAAATTAAAAAACAAACCCCGGAAAACTCGGGGTGAGGTCTTCCTCATTAATATGAAATACTTTGGCGATGAACCAAAGTTTGAACAAAAAGAGCTATCTGACTCTGATATTGGGAGAGCTTATAATTGGTATAATTACATGCTCTCACCAGAGGAATCAAAGGAATATTTGGTTGAGTGGCTTACTATTTATCATCCGAAATTGGTGAAGAAATACAACCAGATCCAATGTCCATCCCTTAATTGGGGATGGACAGCTCGCCTCTTGAGTCAGGGTTATATTCTCCCCGACTCATATGTTCAACGGATGCTTGAACAGCTTGAGGGTTATGAACCACCTCTCAAAGAAGAAAGTAAAGTCATTTCTTCACAAAAGAAATCGGTTATTGGCGATCTTGAACGGATTGTGGATGTTGGTGATCCGTTGTTTAAAATGTATGACTATATCCTTGGTCAAGAAATCTCTCGACCAACCGCCATTGAGATTAAAAATTACTATCAGCCTTTGTTAGAAGAATGGAAGCTGATTGTTGAAGGAAAAGACCCCCAGTTGAAAGAGGGTTATGCACATATGACATTGGCTGAAAAGCGCGCCCGTTGCGCTTTTTTCCAGAATCTGATTTCTGATATTGACAGATTCTGTGATAACAAACTGAAAACGAGAAAACCTCGTAAAAAGAAGGCAATTGACAAGTCAAAGTTGGTCTCATCGTTTCAGTATTTGAAGCATGATACTGAAACGAATCTGGTATCATTCGACCCGGTCAGAATTCTCGAAGCGGAGGAAATTATCCTCTATAATAAGAAATACAAGACCGTTACTCGCCTGTTCCCCAAGACAAATGAAAAATTTGTTGTTCGAGGGACATCGGTGTATAATGTCGATGAAGATAAGTCTGAGACCAAACGTATCGGAAGAAAAACTAACATGCTAAATGTATTAAATAAAGAAGGAAAGCGTTATATTAATAACCAATGGAAAGAAATGAAATCATCATCAGCACCTCTGCAAAAAAGAGGTAATGAGGATACCATACTTTTGAGGGTGTTTTGATGGAAGATCTCCTGAAGGATTCAAGCATATTTTTGGATATCAATCATATTAGAAAAGAGGTTGAGGCTAAGGCTATGGTTAATGATGGCTTGATTATAGACTCATTAATCCAGTATTGTGAAGAAAATAATATTGACATTGAGACAGTTTCTATTATACTAAAAACAGATCCGATTTTTATCCTAAGATTAAAGGAAGAGGCTGAGGATCTTCATCTTATAAAGAAAGATAAGGGATCGACTTTGGAGGAGTTTATGGTTGACTCCGTTTGACCTATATAAAGAATATATCGCACTGAAAAGTCATTTCAATTCTGATTATGACTATTTTAAATATAATGGTGCGGTGTCTGCCACTAAAGACGCTTTGACAAAGCGAAACGATGCTGCATTCTTCTATGTCTTAGCAAAGAAGAGGCATCCAAAGGAATTATTGCTCTCTAATTTCGTTGAGAGAAATGATTTTTCCCCTGCAGACTTTGCTTTGAAAAAGACTGATGAGACATATTATGATTGGGTAAAACGGGTTAAGTCAATAACATATGTCTTTAAAAAAGAACTAGACGCTTTACTTGAAGACTTTGATAACAATTTCAAAGTGAAAGACGGTCAAACGCCTTATCTTTTGAAGTTGTATTATAATAAAGAAGTCTCAATTGAGACTATAGCAATATTATTAGACTTAACTAAGTCCCAATCTTATTGGGATAAAACAGTCATAGACCCGATGTGGCCTATGATATCAAACAAAATTAAAAAATATATACCGTTTATCAGATATAAAAAAGAAGAAATTAGATCAATCGTTAAAGAAAAGTTTAAAGGAGCATAATGAGTAGATTACAGGAATTAATGAACAATAGAAAGAACGATTCAGATAAGCTAAGACAGGCGGTTGAATCATTAGAGAAGAAGTTTGAACGAGAAGAAGATAAGCGTTTCTGGCAACCAACCCTTGATGAGACTGATAAGGCATCCGCCATCATCAGGTTCTTACCAAAGCCACCCGGAGAAGACCATACATTCGTCACGGTTTATTCATACGGATGGCAAGGACCGGGCGGTTGGTATATTGAAAACTCTCTTACAACATTGAAGCAGAAAGACCCTGCACAGGAAATGTTGAATAAGCTATGGACTCAAGGAACCGAAGAAGCTAAGGCTCTCGCAAGAGCGCGCGGTCGAAAAGTTTGGTTCTATTCTAATATTCTGGTTATCAAAGATCCTTCCAAGCCAGAGAACGAAGGTAAGACATTCTTATTCCGTTACGGCCGAAAGATCATGGAAAAGATTAAAACCCTTCAATTTCCTGAATTTGGTGAAGATCCGATCAATCCATTTGATATTGTTGATGGTTGCAATTTTAGAATTAAGATTTCGACTAATGTTATTAATGGAAAGAAAATGAGGAACTGGGATCTATGTTCATTTGATTCCCAGAAGTCATTATTAGATATTCTATCTGAGGAACAGATAGAATCTGTTTTAAATTCCGAGCATTCATTACAACAGTTTATCGATCCATCACAGTTTAAAACATATGAGGAGCTAAACAATCGACTTAATAAGGCTCTCGGTAACGGTGAAGAGGAACCATTGTTTATGAAAGAGGGCCTGCCTAAGACAGATAAAGAGGATGACAAGTTCATCGAAGAAATAACAAAACCGAAACCGAAACCGAAGGATAAAGCTCCAGAGGAAAAGAAAGCTACCCCACCAGAAGCTAGAACAGATGACGATGATTTGTCATTCTTTGATAATTTAATCACAGACGATTAATGAGAAAGGAATTTAAAATGAATAAGATGGTTCCTGTGTTAAGTTTGGTTTTTGTGTTAGGAGGGGGTTCTCTCCTAACCGCCTCCTCCTCATATAATCGACTGGTGCCTTATGAGGAAGCAGTGAATGTCTCTTATGCTGAATATCAGAATCAATTAAAGCGACAAGCAGACTTGATTCCCAACTTTGCTGAAGTTGTGAAGTCATATTGGTCATCAGGTAGTGATTCTGGTAGTGATTCTGGTGGCGGTGATTAATTAAATAACAAGAGGAGGGAAGGTCATGAAGATTCAAATTGAATACCTTGATAACAAGAACATTATTCGGGCCTCCATCCCTGTTAGGACAATAAAAGAGGCAAGACAAAGAATTTTACAGATCAAAAATTCAAATTTATATAATGGAAAGAAGGTGATAGGAAAGCCTCTTATCACATAAGGGAACAAAATTGGATATTAGTGATAGAAAGTTAAGACAAACAACGATTAATGATTTGTTGAGAAAAGGTTATACGCCTCTTGGTGAAAAGGGAGGTAAGGGTTCTTCAATAGTTGAGGCAGCGAAGATATTGGATATCTCTGCCTCTGCATTAAGAAGGTGGGTAGAAAAGGAAACAAGTCTCTTTATTGATGATCAAGAGAATTTTGTTCCATCTTGGGAGCTTTATAAAGAAGAGGAAATAGTTCAATTTGAAACTTTACCTCCATCTGACATCCCAATCAACGAAATACTTGATATTCTAGAAATCAGAAATGAGAAGAGAATTGAAAATCAAGAAGCCAAGAATTGGCAGAAGATTTCAATGAATACTGATAAACCAGTTGTCGTGGTGTTCGTCGGTGATCCTCATCTAGACGATAATGGCTGTAATTTAAAGCTATTGAGACAGCACATCGAACTGATGAATCGACCAGACGTGTATGCGTTTAATATTGGTGACACGACTAATAACTGGACTGGTCGTTTGATGAAGTTATATTCTGAACAAGATACATCTCTTGAAACCGCTCGACGATTGATCGATTGGTTTTTAAATGATGCTGGTATCAGATGGCTTGGTTGGGTAACTGGGAACCATGATTGCTGGGAACATGGTTCACATATTATTAAATCTATGAACCGCAAATCAATCTTAATTGAGGATTGGGAAGCAAAGGTCTCAGTGACATTTCCTTCAGGACTCGAAGTTCCTATTTGGCTTGCACATGATTTTAAAGGATCATCTGTAACAAATAAGGTTCATGGAGCCGTGAAAAAAGCTAAAGAATTAGCTAAGTCATGCGTATTCGTTGCCGGTCATAGACATGATTGGGGTTATTATACGGAAGAATTGCCGACAGATGGTTCGGTCATCCATGCATTTAGAGTAAGAGGATATAAGTATTTAGATCATTACTCAATTGTCAATGGTTTTTCATCATCTATACACGGGGCCTCGGCAGCGATTGTAATCGACCCACGTGCTAAAGACTTTAATTCTGGAATCTATGGATTTACAGACATCGAAAAAGCTATCAAATTTAAGGAGTCATTATGAAACAAAACTGGCCGCGACAATCAGAATGTAATACGTTTTACGGGAATCCAAGAGGATCGAATGGGCGTCCATCGGCTAAATGGGAGTCTGAAAATCTTTGTTACATAGAACCCCCTTTTAAAATGACGTATGATTCAAGACCTGTTAGAAAGATTCGAGTGCATAAGAAGTGCTCTGAATCCTTGCTTAGAGTGTTTAATCAGATATGGGATTCTTCAGGTAAATCACAGAAAACAATTGACAATTGGGGAGTGTCAATATATGGTGGAACATATAATTACCGCTTAATGCGCGGTGGTTCACAACTATCGATGCATTCGTGGGGTTGTGCTATCGATCTTGACCCCGGTCGAAATGGATTCCACGACACGACGCCCAACTTCTTAAATCATCCAGAGGTTATCAAGGCTTTTGAAGATGAGGGTTGGGTCTGGGGTGGTAGATGGTCTGGTAGATCCTGCGATGGAATGCATTTTCAAGCAGCAAAACCTTGACTGATACCTAGAATCATATAAAATAGGAGTGTGAAATGGAAAGGTGAAATGCTTAAACAATCTAAGATTGACAAACTTTTCAACCTAGCTTGTCAATCAACTCCCGTATCAAATGCACGGGTTGTTGCCGCTATTTTTGATGGTAAGGAATTAATTGCCATTGGAAACAACCAAAGTAAAACGCATTCTTTTCAGTCCAGATTTCAAAAGAATGAGAAGGCTCTCTGGATTCATGCAGAGATTAATGCGATTTATAAAGCCACAAAGAAGATTGGACTTGATAGGTTGAAACGATGCACGATGTTCGTTATTCGTGCCAAGAAGAATATGATAAGTAAAGACTGGGAATATGGTCTGGCCAGACCGTGTTCTGGTTGTCAAGCAGCCATTAGTGTTTTTAACATTAAGAATGTGTATTATTCAACAGACAATGGAGAGATATTAAAACTATGACGGAAATTGTAGGACAAGAGTTAAAACAGTTCATTGAGCGTATTGAGCGTCTTAATGAAGAAAAGTCGGCATTATCAGAAGACATCAAAGAAATTTTCCTTGAAATGAAGGGCCGTGGTTTTCATACCAAGGTCGTGCGGCAAGTGCTTCGTATCCGTAAACAGGGCAGGGTTGAGAGACAGGAAATGGAAGCTATTCTAGATCTGTATCTAACTGCTTTAGGTATGTAATGACTGCTGATTTTGTAAATGCATCTTTTGAAATGTTAGGAATTATATTCATGATTCCTACATTTTTTAAGTCATTTAGAACAAAAATCGTTAGGGGAATTTCGCCCCTAACCCCCACATTCTTTTTAATGTGGGGGTGTTTCAACATATATTATTATTCGTCATTGATCCAGCCTTATTCTGCTATTGCGGCTGTGGGTATGGTTTTAGCTAATTCGATATGGCTTCACATGGTTGTTAAATATTCTAAATGAGAAGATTATCAAATCTTGAAGCATATAGAAAGAAGTTGGTTGTTAAAACCGATAAAAATATTGATAGATTGAACACCCTTGAAACTGATATTAAAAATCTCTTATACAGAATGAGATTTGATAAAGTCAAACAGATTCAACGTAACCTAGATGTAATTAAAAAGAATACTGAGGACATGATAAATACCTAAAAAGGGTATTGCGTGTCTTGGTATTATAAGGATAAAGAGCTTACAGAAGAAGATATCGGGTCTAATATTGGGTTTGTATATCTGATTACAAATCTTGTATCAGGTCGCAAATATATCGGTAAGAAATTATTTAAATTTAGTAAACGAAAACAAATAAAGAAAAAGAAGAAAAGAGTTCTTGTCACTTCAGACTGGAATGACTATTATGGTTCGTCTGATATACTGAAGAATGATGTAGTCGAATTAGGGAAAGAAAATTTTAAAAGAGAGATCCTTCATCTGTGCTCTAATAAGACGCAAATGTCTTACATGGAATTAAAAGAACAGATTGAACGAAAGGCTCTTGAATCTGATGATTTCTATAATATATGGATTATGGTTCGGGTTAGAAAAATAAAAGACCTGCTACCAAAAACACTTGACAAGAGATCATAATACTATATTATAAACTTGTTAACGGACTAATGAGGAAAAGAATATGTCCAAGAATCATCGTTATGCGAATAACTCTTCAAGTGAAACAGAATTTGACGCTGAAGCCGAAAAGCTTCAGCGGCGTGAAAAAATGGCTCGTAAAAAGAGCCATAACAAAAAAGATAAAGACTATCAGAAGAAATACGGAGATATGGAGGACGATAGGGGGTGGAATTAACCTTTCCGATCATCAAGAAACTTGATGATGTCCTTCCATTTGTGAAGGATAAACCAGAATTTATCCTGATCGAGAGGCTAGGATATTTCATTATCAATTATGTGGTTTCCACTCCTACAACTTTTTCAAACGCCTATGAAAAGGAATGTCGAGGAATCACTTTTAATTCACGTGGCGATATCATCCGCCGCCCGTATCATAAGTTTTTTAATATCGGCGAAAACCCGAAACCCAATCGAACATCATTTCTGATAAAATGATGTCTAACCATTTAATTTTAGAGAAGTTGGATGGATCGATGATTGCCCCATTCTTATTGAATGGTAAGATCCGATTTGGGACCAAAATGGGTATCACCGACATAGCTTTAGATGTTGAACGTCATGTTAGTGATATTGAGTTAACTTTCATCAAAGATCGAATTGATGAGAATAAAACGCCGATTTTTGAGTGGGTGTCACCGACAAATAAGATCGTGATTGAATATCCAGAACCAAGATTAATTTTGACTGGAGTTAGAGATAATTTTACTGGTGAATATGACTCTTATGTTAAGATGTTAACATATCGGGATAAATATCCCGGATTGTATATTGTTGCTGCATACTCGCCTCCCGCAACAAACTTCAAAGAATTTATGAAAACGACGAAAGAACTTCAAGACCAAGAAGGGTTTGTTGTCAGATTTTTAGACGGGCAAATGGTCAAGGCCAAAGGTGATTGGTATTTAAAAAATCACAAATCGGAAGATTTGGTTTCTAAAGAACATAATGTTGTCAGAATGATTCTCGACGAATCAGTTGATGATATTCTGCCTTCATTGACTAATGATGATATTAAATATATAGAAGATTTAACCAAACGCTTAGAAGTCAGACTTGAATCTAGTATGTTGAATTTAAAATTGTATATTGACCGTGTTATTGAACAATATGGGTCTGATAGAAAAGCAATCGGTCTTTCCGATCTTAAAGATAAAAGTGCAATCTTTTCATACTTGAATGGGCAATCTGTTCGCGAGATAGTAGTTTCGGGGTTCAAAAAATGGCCGATAAAGAAAGCACTTGGACGAAATTGTAGGAGTCAGAAATTGCAGATGATCGACTATATTAACGAAGTTCAAACCATGTTACAAGGTTATGAATTTACAGCCGGGGTGTCTCGAACGAGATGGAACAATGCTTTAAAACGTTGCCGTTTTACACCTTCAGATTCCTTGCTTGAGATCGTTAGGTTTTTTGATAATCTAATGGCATCAAAAACTGTTATTAAATCCGAATATGCTTCTTTAGCTTATTCGGTCATTAATAAATTTACTAACGAGGTGATTTGCTATATTTTAAATTCTGTTGCTACAGAACTTAAGATTCCAACAAATAATCTTAAGGCATTAACTGATCTGATTAAATCAGATTTGAAAGGCAAGTTAGAACATAAAGCGGTTGAATATGAGATTTTAAAATAGTCTTTAAATTTTAACATGGATATTTAAATAATTCGGTCGCGGAGTTGGCTCGTTTAAACCTCTGGCGGGACCGTAACACCTCATCTACAATACTTAGAATCATTCTGAAATTCTTATTGACATTTTTGATGTTACCGTATAATATGACATTGTGGAAAAGGAGTTTGATATGATCAATCTTGATATTTTTAATCGGCTTATGACTTCAGCAATCATGATCGCCATTCTGATCTGGTTAGCGACTGGATCATTCTGGAAGCATATTCATATCCTTGCTAAGGTGGTCTAGACCTGTTGTTTTATTGGCAAGAGCAATAAAACAACAGGGCGACTACTATCGTCGAGTAGATGGTTAAATATTAATAAACCAAAGGGAATATATTTCGGGTATCCATCGGAATTTAGATATAGGAATTTGAAATGAAATTAGTGAAAGATAAAGTCAGAGATAAGGATAAATTCATAAACCAAGTCTCGAATCAAGTCAGGAATCAAGTCTGGAATCAAGTCTATGTTCAAGTCTCTGAACAAATCTCTTGGCAAGTCAGGGAACAAGTCTATTGGCAAGTCTGGAAACAAGTCTGTAATCAAGTCACGAATCAAGTCTCTCGGCAAGTATGGGAACAAGTTATGGAACAAGTCAGGAAATTGAAATGAAACTTATAATCAATAAAGTTCAGGATCAAATTGTAGATAAAGTCTAGGATGTAGTCACAGTCTGTGTTTATTTTAGACGAGCCTGTTCCCTTTAGAAATCTGGGGAGATAAAATCTAGGATAGAATTCAAAACAAGTAGAGGTTAGCTTGAAATGAAATTTAATATTGATGAAGTGAAAAATTATATCTCAAATTCTTCGGATGAGACTAAAGTTTATATCGGTGCAGATTCTGAGAGACACCGTCGAAATGGCGTGTGGTATGCTGATTTTACAGTTGCTGTGGTGGTTCACATTGATGGAAAGCATGGCTGTAAGGTTTTCGGTGATATCTCTTCAGAGAAAGATTATGACCAGAAAAAGAACAAACCCGCTATTCGATTGATGAAAGAAGTAATGAAAGCTTCTGAGATGTATTTAAATCTTGTAGACGTGATTGGTGAACGTCATTGTGAAGTTCACCTTGACATCAATCCAAACTTGCTGCATGGATCATCATGTATTTTAAATGAAGCTGTTGGTTATGTCAAGGGTATGTGTGATATGACACCGAAAGTTAAACCAGCGGCGTTTGCGGCATCATACGCCGCTGATAGATTGAAGGAAGTTCTAAGATGAACTGATTTTTAAGTTTGAAATCTATAATAAACCAAATTCATCATAGAATCAAGACTGATAAGGTTTGAACGTTGGTAACTCAACAAATTTATTGACAACTGGAGATAAATCTTTTAGATTCCCGATTGTCGTGGTCAAGATAATTAAAAGAAATATAGGTGAATTATGAGAGAATGTTATACCTGTAAATATTTTATAAAGGATAAGTTTAATCCTAAGTGTAGAAAAACTTTAAAAAATCCTGAATATAATTATGATAAATTTGTAGAATATTTTGATCAACTATCCCAGAAACAGGTTGTTAAAATTATTCCATATCTAGGATATACAAAAGAAAAAGCATATTGCTTTGATGAAAGGAATACGGGAAAATGCGGGCCGAAAGGTATAAATTATGTTCCTAATTTATATAATCGGATTTTAAATTTTTTACGATTAGCATGAAGGGTGTTGTTATGAAACTAGTGAAACCAGTGAAAGATAAAGTCTGGGATCAAGCCTACGAACAAGTTTGGAATCAAGTCTCTCGGCAAGTCTCTGATCAAGTCTATGATCAAGTCTATTGGCAATTATGGGATCAAGTCTGGGATAAATTTTATAGTTTAAATTACAAGAATACTAACAGCATTTAAAATTACATTCCAAAAAAGTAAAATGTATTCTGAAAAGGAGAATAATATGAATAGCTTTGTTAATAACATTTCAAATCAAATAGCCTTGACAGAGAATGGCATGACAGCTCATTCATCTTCATCGTCCTCTGCTCTCGATCTTTTCTATAAGATTGGTTCGGCGCGCGGCAGAGATATCTCTGCCGATTTTGTAAAGGCTTATGTCGAGGATTCAGACCTTGCCATTCGAATTCTACTATGGGCACGGGACATTCGTGGTGGAGCGGGAGAGCGAGATTTATTCCGCAGCACGTTCAAATTCATGTTTTCAAACGTTAATACCTATGGACGTTACTGCATGAATATTTTGATGAAACTCCCTGAAATAGGGAGATGGGATGATCTGTTGGTTGTTTTTGATGCTACAACAGGTCAACCACATATGGACGATATTGCCCGACGACTTGTATCTACACTCTTCATTGAGGCGATTACATCTGGGAATGGTTTAGCAGCTAAATGGGCACCCCGTCAGGGTTCGATAGCTAATTTTATGCGCCGTGAGGTTAAAATGTCTCGTGGCGATTGGCGTCGTTTCGTTGTCCGTGCTTCTAAAACTGTTGAACAGAATATGTGTGCCCGTGATTGGGAAAATATCAATTATGCTCATGTCCCATCACAAGCAGCTAGAATTTATGCTAAGGCATTCCAACGTCATGATCGGACTGGATATGACGCTTATAAAACATCCCTTATAAAAGGCGAAACGAAGATCAATGCCGCAACTCTCTATCCATATCAGGTCATCCGTGATATGAGACGTAATAATGATGTTATAATTGCTGAAGAACAGTGGAAGGCATTGCCTGATTATGTCGGTGATCAGAATATTCTACCATTGATCGATGTATCAGGATCAATGTCTTGGTCACCTGTTGACAAGTCTGGCCTAACACCGATGGATGTTGCTGTGTCTCTCGGATTTTATCTCGCAGAAAAGAACAAAGGCGCTTACAAAGATGTGTTTCTAACCTTTTCACAGTCTCCCGAACTAAATAAAGTTTCGGGGACATTGAAGCAGAAATTAAATCAAATTATGACTTCAAAATGGGGTTATAATACGAATATCGAAGCCGCATTTAGAGTGATCCTTGATCATGCACGTATGAATAAAGTTCCTCAAGAAGATATGCCTGAATATCTTTTGATTCTATCTGATATGCAGTTCGATCCTTCTAGGGATCATGGCAATCCAACTGCTCTTCAGTTGGTTAGAACTTTGTATGAGGAGAGTGATTATAAGATGCCGAAGGTCGTGTTTTGGAATTTGAATGCGTCGTATGATAATGTTCCTGCGAAGCAAGATAATCAGTATGTTGCTATGGTTTCTGGTTTTTCACCAGCTATTATGAAGAGTATACTTTCTGGAGTAGATTTTAACCCCGCATCAATAATGATGGAGACAATCATGAATCCACGATACGATTTTCTGATGGAGAATGACCTTGGTTAATTATATATTCTACATAGTCTGGATGGCGTTTTTGAATTCCATCCGGGGTGGCATATTGAAACCCTTATGGGATAATACAATGGCTTGGAAGATAGTTGCAGCCATAGGGGTCGTAGCTGCAACTATCTTATTTCTAAAGCAATCTGTTTTGTTTTCTGTTGGTCTCGGGGTTATGTGGTTTATGTTCATGTTACCGACGTGGGGTGCATGGATTGATATGGGACATTTCCCACCTGAATATCTTAGAGGCGGAGTTTTAAAACCATTATATCAATGGCTCGGAAATCATATTCAAAGTCAGGAAACAGTCGACACAATTATGCTAACTGTCAGAGGGCTTTTGTGTATTTTAATATTTGGATGGATCGTTTTCATGCAAGGAACCTATATTTCCTTGACATTGGTTATTCCGACTGCTATAATGTGGGCATATGGTTATAATATAGCTTGGCGATTAGATAATCCTAATCTAGGGGAATATATTTCTGGGGCATTCCTCGGAATTGGGATTTTATTGGCTATAGGGTTTTAAATGAAACTAGTGAGAGATAAAGTCTCTAAGCAAGTCTATCGGCAAGTCTATGATCAAGTCTATGATCAAGTCTATGATCAAGTCTCTTGGCAAGTCTATGATCAAGTCTTGAAACAAGTCATGGATCAAGTCTGGAATCAAGTCT